TCATTTCGTCAAATGCTTTAGGATGGTCGATAGGCAGATAAGAGCAGTTAAACCCTGCTACATTGTCACGGTCCAGTGCTTCTCCAGCAGTCATGAGTGCTCTCATGGACGGCATTACGTCCAACTCATGAATACTCTGGAAGATCTCACTCTGGTCAAACTCATTGAGTTCTACACGGTCACACCAGTAGTTCAAGTAGCGGTTTACGGTTTCTTCCCAAGTCTCCCGTCGCTGCTCCTCTGGTAGGTAACGAGCGTACCGTGACTTGTGTATGTACTGTTGATATGCGTCCATTTTAATCTCCTTCAGATCCTACATGGTGCCCAATAATATAACCAAATCCAAAACAAACGGCAGCAAGTAGTAAAAACTCTAGCATTGGTTTACCTCTTGAATCAGTCTTTCAATGTACCAGCGGCATTTACGTAAGTCCTCCACTGGTTTCCCTTTGTAGTCGTAGCGCCAGAGGTACTTCAAAGCGTTTCCCTTAAGATAGCCCTTGAACTCGTGTTCAGGCATGGACGCTTTGATTGCTTCAATAGCTTCGATTGCTCCCTTGTTGTAATGGTCAGGTTGTTCCACAGGGTCTGACTTCTTTGGTTTTGCTAAGATAGAAATACCGTCCCATTCAGCAGGGGTTGCGTCGTCAATACTCAAGTTGTTCATCCTCCAGTTCCTCTTCAAACACGTCAAGTCTGTTAATTAGTTTGTCTTCAAAGCGTTCTAATAACTGTTCCGAAGTTATCTCTAAAGCTTCTAAAAGATCATCAGGGTCGTAGGACTTAAGCAGACGTTCCTTAATTTCTTCAAGTGTTAGAGACACGGTCAATTAACTCCTGTAGTGTATCTATATTATACCACAAAATACCTTCTTTGTCACACCATTGGGACATAGTCATTTTGGCACCTTTTCTTATTTTTTTGTTGGGCTGCATTAGGACAAACACTAGCTCTTGTCCTGCTGGGAGTGAGTCCCTGATGCTGGTGTATTTTTTCGTGTCTCCGTCTCTGAAATATCCTTTGCATTCAACAAGACATACACCGCTAGGATCGACAAAATCAGGACGATAAGTCCTAGAAATAGTGTAGGGGACAGTGAAAGGTTCATAGTCAAAATCCTTCAGTATCTTGCTGACATCGTCTTCGAACGTGCTTCTAAATTTCGATTTCCGGGACTTTCGGTTCATTGTGTACCTCTGTTAAATAGCGTGGTCCTGACGAGTAAGCAAAGGCTCTAAGTTCAGGCCAACAGTTCTTCTTATATGCGCAGTAGGAACAACCAGTGTCCAGCTTCATGTTACCGCTCTTGCCGTCTTCTTTTGGCTGGTAACAATGCTTAGGTGGCTCTGGCTGTTCTACCATTGTTTTAATGTGGTTGATACGGTCACCTATGTCGTACCCTATGTGTTCATAGATAGGCGCTTGGGTGTCTTCTTGATCGTACATAAGATACGTAAGGTGACCGTTCTGTTTGTCCATTGCTAACCATCCAAAACGTGAAGCTCCCTCTGCGTTCGCGTATCCCTTAATTTGCGCAATGTATCCAAACGGATCATCAGTAGCCAAAGTGCCGTCTTTGAATTTCCTGAACCCATAAGTTGAAACAGACTTAACGTCTGTGACAATGCCGTCAATTTTACAGTCCATAGAGCCTGTAATACCATTAACTTCACACTTTTTCTGTTCATCAGTTACCTCGTGTCCTGCTGCTCGTGATAAGAAAAGGAGTAGTTCTTCTATAAGGTGTCCATAGAGGAACTTAACGTACGTATGACCCTGCATGTCGTCAGCCTTTTCTACGTCATTCCAGACGTTCCAAAGGTAGCGGTCACTACGGCCTATGTTGGACATACGGAGTTTACGTGAGTCGTCACGCTTCCTAGTAAACTCGTTACGCATAAGTTGTTTAACGCCTTCACCAAAGGTCTCAATACATTCCTCTATGTCCACACCTTCGGGTACTTGTTTAGTCTCTACCAAGTTGTAGATGTCGTTCACTAACGTATAAATGTTTTTCATTCCGACTGCTCCAAGTAGTCTATCGCTCTTTGTAAAGTTTCTATACTATCATCAAAACCGCCTAATGATCTATTACATTTGTGACATAGCCAGCCTCTAAATTCCTCTGTTTCGTGGCAATGATCTAAAACCCAAGAACCGTTTTTAGTATTTCCTTTACCGTCCACTGCTTCTTCATCGTTTAAACAAATAGGACATATATGACCTTCAGGTGCTGTGCCGTACTTGTCCTTGAGTCTTTCCCTAACTTTGCTTAATTCATTATTACACTTTTTACATTCCGGTCGTAAGTAATTCCCCCCAGAATGTCTAGAGAACGCTTGTAGTGGTAGTAAGTACTTACATTTACTACACTCCTTTACTCCATTACCTAAGTCGTAATGGTCGTCCTCTAGAAAACTAAGCTGTTGTGTCAATGAGTCTCCGCCCATGTAGTACCTACCTTGTATTCTCCGTCCAGAGGACATCTTAGGTCAAAGGCTACCCCCGCAGCCTTCAGACATTCCACAGCCAACCATCCGTACTTGTCTGCATGGTTAGTGACCACTTCGGCCTGAACCTCGTCATGTATGTTGCCTAGGAACTTATAGTCAAGCTTCCATTGCTGTGCGTAGTCGTCAAGAATGACCAATGCCTTCTTCATAACGATAGCACCAGCGGCTTGTAGCAAAGTGTTTAATGCAGCATGTTCTGATCTGACTCTAAGTCTACGACCATCGAGTCCTCTGAGATAGCCTCTCCCAGAAGCTCTACCAACCCGTTCTCGTAAACTGTTAAGAGCAGGTGTATTTCGTAGAAATCGTTGTTTAAGCTCTGCACCATCACTTGCGCTTCCTCCAACGATAGATCCGATTTTGGCATCTCCAGCTCCGTAGAGGAAAGCGTAGATGAAAGTCTTTGCTTGAGGTCTTGTTTCCAACCCTGCAGCCATTTGATTTCGTGTGTGAATATCTTCGGTGAGGAGGACATTAGTAAATTCCTTATCGTTCATGTAATGGGCTAACATTCGTAGCTCAAGGCCACTAGCGTCGAAACCTACTAGCTTCTTCCCTTCAGGCACAGTCCAGCAGGAGCGGCACTCGTGTCCATAAGGGCTATGACTGGCAGGTACTTGGGCCATGTTAGGGTTCTGGTGTGTCATACGGCCTGTAACAGCACCGTTGCTAATGACACGACCGTGGACCCTACCGTCGTCCTGCACAGCTTCTAACCAAGAATGTACCTGCGCATATCGCTTTTGAAGAGTAAGGTACTCCAGAACCTTTGCAGCCTCCGGGACGTGTTCATTCTCTCTAAGCGTCTTCTCATCGACAACAGGCTTTCCATTTGGCGTCGTCTGGTTCCACTTCGCACCCTTAGTTGCAAGTCTTTCTGCAACTTGTTGTCTGGACCCAACATTGAAAACTGTAACTTTGTCTTTAAGTCTTTTCCCTGTCTTCTCAGAGTACCTTTCTTCGACAATGGGCGGGAACATCTCTTGTAGTTCGGCTTCAATGGCATACATGCCTTCCTTAAAGGTTGCACAAAGGTCATTAGCTAAACGCTGATCCAAGAGCCAGCCGTTGCGTTCCTGCTGTTGGATGACAAACTGAACCTGATGTTCGAGCTTGATACAGTCCTCAGAAAACTCCTGCATGTCCTTTGTAAGCTGCTGATGCACTGCTTCAGTGACTGCTACGTCCTGTATGCAGTAGTCAATCATCTCTTGTGACAGACAAGAAAAGTCAGAGTGGTCACCCTTTGGAAAGCCCAACTCATTCCCCCAGTTCCTTAAGGAATGACCACCTGACTTACTAGGGTCAAAAAGACGTGAAAGTACTAAAGTATCCACTACCCTCTCAGAGGCTATAGAAAGCCCCCAGAGGCGTTTTAGAACAGGGAGGTCGTACCCTATTAGATTATGTCCACAAACGCTCACAGAGCCTCTCAGGGCCTCACAGAGGGTGTCTGGGGTGGTGTGTACGGTACTAACACCGTTTTCCCGTGTAACAACACACCAGATAGTCGTAGGGTCTAGACCGTCAGCTTCCAAGTCAAGGTAAATCAATCTAGAGCAACCTTATTTATGGATATGTCAGGATGGTATAAACTTAAGCCGTGTTCCTCACTATCAGTTAGTAAAAAAACATGACATTCCTCTTCTGATCCTTCAAAAAGAACATCATAGCAACTCCATTCAAACGGATTATGAAAACGTACTTGCCATACTGAATTCATCAGAAGTCCGCTCCTATGTTTGGATTAGGTACTTCAGACATCCTACCAGTGGTTTCGTCGTACTGCAACCAACAAGCAGGGCCTGTCTGTCCTGTATAGCGGTTCTTAAGAACACGAACCAAGGAAGTATTCCTTACTTCTTCACTGTCGTGCTGCTGGTCACGTTCCATACCAATGACAATGTCCGACAGTTGTGCAATGGACTGTGACCCCCGTAGTTCACCCAAAGATATTTTAGCTCCGTCCTCGTGTGCTGTACCTTGGGAACGACGAAGGTGTGACACGAGGAATAAGCTTATACCTGTTTCAGCTACCAAGGTGCGTAGCTTGGTCATTATTTCGTCAATGGTTTTTCGTTCGTCTCCTGACTCTTGGGAAGACACGACGATGGACAAGTGATCCAGTACGACATACCTGCAGTCCAAGGCCTTTGCCATGTAGCGAACACGGGAGAGGAGGTTATCTGCAGAAGTTGACCCCCAATGGTCGAATAGGTAGTAACGTCCTGTTCCCAGTGTGGCCTCCCAGTAGGGCCGAAGGTCGTCCACTGGCGTGTCCTCTTCCAAGTGAAGGGGCCTGTTCGCCGCCACCGACATGATACCAAGAGTTGTTCTGGGTACGTCTTCTTCGAGGGCCAACACCCCAATATTTCCTTCGCATCGCTGTAACAAGTCATGCTCAATTTCTCTGATAAACTGTGACTTGCCCATACCACTACCGCTGGTGATCGTAACGAGTTCATACGGCCTATGCCCCCTTGTTAAGTTGTTAAGGCCTTCCCAAGGGTACGGGATGGACTTAACCTTTCTTTTTTCTACTAGGGCGTCCCAAGTGTCCTCCCCTGCAATAATACCGTCTGGACGATAGGTCTTGGCATTCCACCAAGCTTGAGTAAAGTCCTTAACCCTATTAGCCATAAGCATGTCACTGGCGTCCTTCAGGGGTAGCTTTACTGTTTTTAACTTGTTAGGACTGAAGAGGTCCTTAACTTGTTCCAGAGCGGCTTCCCCTGCCTTGTCGTTGTCAAAGCAAAGGACTACGGTTTCGTAGCTTTCGAGCCACTCTAACTGTTCCTTAATTTCTTTAGCAGCATTACTAGCGCCTGACCGAAGGGACACTACGTCGTACTGCTTATTGAACATCTCGTACACAGCCAAGGCGTCTAGTTCACCTTCCGTGATTGTAATGTACTTGTTAGTAGTACACTGTTGCTGTCCAAAGAACCCTGCTTGGGTGCTGTCACCTGTTGTGTAGAAACCTTTGGTTTTAACTTCACGGGCCTTTGCAGCAACTACTTCGTTGGTGTCAGTGTTGTAGTAGGGGTAGTAATGCTTAATGATCTCCCCGGTACTGGAGTACTCCACAGTAACACCGAAACGTGAACAGGTTTCTTGGGATATACGTCTGTTGGGTATAGCGGCCACTACGCCACCCATGCTAAGTGGCTTGGCTTTTGGTAATGTTTCGATGGACACTACGCTGTTACCTCGTGTGTGATGGTCACAGACGGCATTGAAACAATGAGTAGAGCCGTCGTCGTAGATAGCAAGGGCATCCGAAGACGAACACTTCGGACACCCTTCATGGCGTACAAACTTAGCCACTGTTTAGAAGTCCGCTGCTTCGGACTCTAGCATTTCAGCTTCCTCAAGTACCTTAACGGCCTCAAGGTAAGTAGCCACTCCGTGAACCGGGTGGGCATTACCAAGCTTGTACTTAAGGCGCACCTTAGAGTTATAAGGTACTTCACCTTGGTAAGGATTACCGTCAACGTCAAACAACTTGATGTCGTACTTGGACTTGAACTTCCGTTGCTTGTTGCCTTGGTAGTCCTTGATCTTAACGCCCTGTGCAGCCAAGGTAGTTGCGTCGTCCTCTGACATTGTGATTGTCATGGAAAAGGCACCCGTGTCCTGACCGTTGAACACGTCGTGTTTAGTTACGTTGCTGAAGTTTACAACACCTTCAATTACATTTGTCATGGAATAATCTCCGTTTATCGTTTTATGATAGCATCATTGCATCATAGTAATAGTATAACACACTTAAATAGTTAGTACAATGTCTTGTACGGGGTTTTTCTTGTCGCTATTGTCGAACCGAATGTGCGCTTCTGTTGCTTCTACCTCTTCAAACTCTATGCAGATCTTTACAGGTTTGTCAAGGTTGTGGCCTTCGGCTTTCAGTACTAAATCAAAAAGTTGTCCATAAGTCATTGGTTTTCTCCTTTCGGTAGTTCGTCACTTGCTAAAAATAAAATTTTGTCCAATGTGGACTTGGTCATAACCACATTGCCCTTGTCGTCGTAGGACAGCTCTAAGTCCTGTCTAAGGACAAACGGAATGCCACCCCAAGGGTCGGCCCTCATGATGTCATTCGTCACTGTACGGGCTTGTGTGTAGCCTAAGCAGTAGATGGAGTAGTCACCCCCATCCACTAAATAGATACTCTTTTCGTCTATCGACATACTTAAGTTACTCCTAAGTTTACTAATGTAGTTTACTACTATGATTACTTCTTTAGTTTACTTCTTTAGTATTACTACTTTGGTTTACTTCTTTAGTTTACTACTAAAGTTACTACTTAAGTAATACTTTAGAAGAGGGTATCATAATCATCGTCATTTGTCAATGACCCATATGGGTTATCTATTTCCTCCTCTAGGGTTATTCCCCCGTAATTAAAAGTAGAATTAAGGCAGTAGCTACAAAGATCAATATAGTCACCATGTGTGTCCTTCTTAGTTAGTTCGTGGTCTTCTAGGATTCTATTACAAGCTTTACACCTCATAGGTTTTCTCTCCAATGAGGGCCATAGATATCTAAGAAATTTTCTTCTATTTCGGAATAGGTCATTGTTTTTATCCTTTGTTTAACCTGAAGCCTAAACATCTCTACTTCGTATTCCTCTATCATAGAGGTCATATAGAGGAACTCACTAAGTTCCTCTGTAGTAAAGATTTCTTGGGGGTCCGGTGGCAGCATTTGCTCAACCATAGTAGTCACCCTTAAGTTTATTTATAACTTTATCAATGACTACTTGTTCAGCCTTTTTCCACTCCTCTAGGTCGTCTAATGTTTCTTCATCGTCTGACTCTAATTGGTCATAGTAATCATCGTGCCAGTATTCCCAACTTTCTTTTGACATTGTTACCTCTCCTTTGCACCAACGTACCGTTGAAGTTTACCATATGCCCTAATTTTTTTCAAAGCATTACGTTCTATTACTTGAACTTGAGCCCTAGATATGCCTAGGGCCTTAGCTATTTCCTCGTGTGTCATAAAGTAGTCCGAAGGTTTACCGTGGTACTTCATTAGTCTACTCCCCAAAATTTTCATTTAAGGTGTTCCAAATACCCTCTGCATAGTCATTAGCGGAATAGTCACTAATAACCACCATTGGGTCATAATCGGAACCATTGTTGTAAATAAGTAGGAACCAAGCTAATTGGCTATTGTTTGAATCCTTTATAAGAAATTCGTCCTCGTCACCTAGGGCCATATTGCTCAGGATTTCCTGAGGGTCCCTAGAGTTCTTAACTTCGTATTCGTATTCACCAGCAATAGAGACACTAACGGAGTTGCCAGTGTCTGCTAGTGCAAGGTTAACCAGTGCATTTAACACTGGCCGTTCTACTGGGGTTGCGCCTTGTGGTTCATTAATCATTTTACTAATTCCTCTATTCGTGATTGTGGGACTAATTCAGCTTCACCAGCGTTATTTGCTCTTAACCACTGGTTAATGTGCTTGCTAGTGGTAACCGAATATTTTTGCTTAGTGCGTAGGAAACGACCACTGGGCAGCATGGCCGCCACTGGTGTTTCATAGCTAAACAAAATGTGCATAGGACCATTATGTAGGTCGAATGTCACTTGCGTTTTATTACTACCGATGGGTGTTAACTTCATTTTCTACTTTCCTCCAATTGATACAGCAGAGGCCCCAGTATTACCTAGGGCCTCCCCTTTATCAACTGTGAGTGCAACCGTCAGGTTCAATAGCTAAATACATATTGCACCATTTAATAACGATTGCAGGGTCTCCGAACATAGGCATTGCAGACCGTCTAAATTGTAGATAGGTCATACCTTGGTTCGAATGTTCCCATTTACGCAATAACGCTTTTTGCTGGTTTTTGGTGATCTTGGTTACTCGTCTTTTCATCTTTAATAGTCCTCATAGTCCCAGTAATCCCGGTTATGATCCCGGAGTGATTGAAAGTAGGCCTTATCCTGTAAGACCTCAACCCATAAATTAAGGGCCTCCGGGAATTGCTCCCGAAGTCCCTGCAGTTCATTGTAAGCGTCCTCAGCATCGAACCAAGAACGCGAAGAGGGCCGGAATTCCGACCCACATTCGTCTGTACCCATAACGATATAAGACATTAGTAATTCCTCCCCCATTCCTCGTGAACGATGTAATCGTCATTATCAGCCCCTGAATACTTAGGCACCACTGTCACAAACTGCAGGAATGAACACCCACAACAGTCGTGCTCATGACTACAGCGAAACCAGTAGTGGTCCCGCATCCAGTCTGCTATCCACTGGTTTATAACGTCGTGGGGCGCATTGGCCCCGTACAGTTCATAGTAAAAACCAAATGAGGACATATCGTCCTCATAGTCAGCCCGTGAAACGACCTTGCACCCAAATTCGGATGCAAGTTCGTTAGATAGTCTGGATTCCCGCATTTATTCCTCCCTGAGGCCTCTGAGGGCCTCCCGTACTGTTGACAGATTGAACTCTGCGCCGTCTGGCGTCGTGGTCCCGTTGAGACCGAAAAACCACAGGAACACCCCTGCGGCGTCGTTAATGTCTTCATGGGCCTCAAGAACAGCCTTGCACTGTTCATACCACCATTCGTCGTTAGACAACCACAGGGCCACGTTCCAGTGGTCCCATGACTGGTGGCCATTGTAGCCCTTGGTTCTGATTTGAATTACCTGTCCCATTATTTCGCTCCCCATACGTAGCCCCAATGGGGCGTCAGTGGCATGTAAGTGTCCCAGTAAACCTGTCGGTCGCCCTTAGCGTGGACGCACTTGCTGATGTCGTCCCAGCTATCTAGAGCAAACGTACGGTAGGACCTGTCGTAGTCCCTCCGCACGTAGGTAGTAGATGTGGGCTGACCGTTGCGCACTAGGTGCACAGTGGCACCCAGTGGAACTTCGCGGACTGTTGTTAGCTTAAGCATGTCTCACCCCCATTCCCGCGATACGCGGTCCGTGTGGTCCGACATAGCGACCCGGTAGGGCATGTCGTAATGACCGTGGTGAAAGTGCCCATTGCACCCAGCGAAGTAGTGAGTGCTGTAGGCCCTTTCCTCAGGGGCATGTAAGCGCTTGAGCGTAACGATGGCCGCGTCACGGGTGACCGATATGTCAGCCCGGACAATCTCACAGTGGAATGGGAAGGCCTCAGCCCTCCGCTCGATTCGTTCCAGCAGTCTCAAAGTACTCATGCCCACGCTCCTCTTTCTTTCAATAGGTCGTCTGCGGCGCACCACAGTTCCGAATATTCCAGACATCCCTCAGCGTCTCCGCGTTGGTCCTCTAGGTCCGCCATCTGCTGACCGATGTAAAACAGTTCTAACAACTGTTCATCTGTCATGGCCTCTAAGTTAAAAAGTTTTGGTAATTTCATTTCGTTCTTTCCTTATTCCAAAATGTTCTATTAATGCCGCCACCTGCGGCACCCCTTAAATACTAAATATCGCTGTTGTGGTCAAGTGGTCTTAAGTAGGCCCCTGCGGCTACTACATAGGCACACCCACATGACCGCTCAGGTCTGCCCCGGTTTTCCCCTGCTGTCAGCCCTAGTATTCCTCAGGGTTATACAAGTGCGTCCTAACATAATAATCCACAGAAAACACATGATTTATCCCCACCAGGGAACTGCAGCCCTCGGCAGCAACCTGAGTTATCCACAGGTAAATCATGATTTATCCACAGAGTTATCCACCGGGGGGCCGAAGACGCCAGCCTAAAAGACAACAGTAGCCCCTCAGGCACAAAATAGGGCAAAATTAGAAAAATTAGCTATAAATTACGCTTATGTAACCGTTTGATTACATTACTAAAACTACTATTTAGTTATTTACTGTTAAAATAGCTTGACTTTTGTGTAAACTTGTGTTATACTATAGTTGTATTTAGGGACAATTTGTGTTATGGCCGAAGAAATTAAAAAAAGAGGTCGTGGCAGACCCCGGAAGTCCGAAGTAGCCGCCGTAAAACCCGGTAACAAGGGTCAAGTAGGCCGACCAAAGGGTGACGCAGCGATAATCAACGAGTACAAGGCTAGAATGTTAGCTAGTCCTAAGTCTCGTAAGGTCCTAGAGACTATTTTTGATGCTGCTTTGGACAATGACCACAAGAATCAAGCGGCTGCTTGGAAACTT